GCAGGGAGTCTTTTATGCGAAGCCTAAATCCTACCGCCCTAAAGAAGATATGTTTTTATATGCCAGTTCGGATTTAAAACAGTTAAAACAATTGCAGGGGGTATTGGAATCGTTAGGCGAGAAGACATCGATTCTGCATAAGAAAACATTAAACTATTATATTTTAAAATTTAAACCCAAATATAAATACTTACCGATTCAATCGGAACCAAAAATAAAAGTGCATCGTAATAGACGCATGATAAAACAAATTAGCCAACTTCCTGCGCAGATGTGTGTGCATATTGAAGTGGATAATGAAGACCCAACATTCCTAGTAGGCGAAGGATTTATTCCAGTATGTTAACACCCAAACAAGAACTTGTTTTAAAAAAGTTCGCGGAGTCTCATCAGCATTGGCCAAAGCCACAACTTGAAGCGGCGATATGGCAAGTGAAATGGCAGCTACAAGCGCTCCCCCACCAACGAGAACCTGACGATGGCGAGTATGATACGTTTCTCATGTTGGCTGGACGGGGATCAGGTAAGACCCATACAGCGGCTCACTGGATTGGTATTCGTGCTTGGAAGTATAATGAAACGCGTTGGTTGGTGACAGCCCCAACATCAAACGATATTCGGGCAACGTGTTTTGAAGGAGACTCCGGGCTCCTCAATATTATACCACCTTCTTTAATCCGTGATTATAACAAATCGTTATTTGAAATCCATTTAATTAACGGATCGATTATACAAGGCATTCCAGCTTCCGAGCCAGAACGGTATCGTGGTAAACAATATCACGGCGCATGGTTTGATGAGTTATGTGCGTTTGAATATTTGGATGATGCGTATGATGGTGTGCAATTTACGCTGCGTTTGAAAGACCCGCGTATTCCGCGTGTTCAGCAGATCATCACCACAACGCCTAAACCAAAAGAGCTGATCGTTGATTTGAACGAAGGTAAGATTGGCGGCGATGTGTATGTGGTCAATGCCAGCTCTTATGATAACAAACAAAACTTATCTGCAACGTTTTTCAAACAGTTAGAGACTTACGATGGCACAGATATTGGCCGTCAAGAGATTTATGGGGAAATTCTAGATCCTGAACAAGCGGGTATCATTAAACGCAAACAGTTTAGAATGTGGCCGAGCAGCAAACCCACGCCGCAGTTGGAATACGTAATTGCTTCATACGATCCGGCAACCTCAGAAAAAACAATGAACGACCCCACAGCCTGCACAATATGGGGAATCTTTGAACAAGAAGATGCAGGCACAGGTGTCATCCTATTAGACGCATGGGATGGGCATCTAGCTTATCCAGAACTGCGTCGTAAAGTAATTGATGATTTTAAAGAGGTAGTATATGGCGCTGATAATCAGTTGTTCAAAGGTAGGAAAGCAGATCTTGTTCTCATGGAAGACAAGTCGGCGGGTATTTCACTTATCCAAGAGCTTCAAGGATCCGGAATTGAGGTCCGAGGCTACAATCCGGGCAGAGCAGACAAAGTACAGCGTCTCAATATCGTGGCACCGCTTGTGGCTAAAGGTAAAGTATGGATTCCAGAAGAGCCTACAAGAAAAGGTGAATTTGCTGATTGGGCTAAGCGTTTCCTGCGTCAAGTCTGTTCATTTCCCGAGGCCGGCGGGCACGATGACTATGTCGACTCATTATCACAAGCATTGCGAGTCTTACGGGATTCTGGTTGGATTCAATTAGATTATCTGCCAGCCCGAGATTATTCTTATGCAGATGATCGAAGTAAAAAATTTGTTAATCCTTACGCAATGTAAGGGCGAAACAAATCTAAACTTTGCATTAGTATGCATAGAACTCAATCAAAGGTTTTTAATTAAAACATGGCACAACAACCACAAATTCCATTACAGCTAGGTGGCAACTTACAATCATTGGATGATCGTGAAGATCAGGTTGAGAAATCGGTCGAACAGGAAGATGAGACAGAAGCTTTTGCTGAAGCCCTTGGTTTGGATGACGAAGATGCCGAACAAGAGGTGATTGAGTTAGACGATGGCTCTGTCATTATTAATTTAAAACAAACAAAGAGCCCACAAGAAGATCCTGAGTTTTATGAAAACTTAGCAGAGACGTTTGATGATGACGTATTGTTGTCATTGGCGATGGAATATTTAGATTACATTGATGTTGACAAAGAAGCGCGTAAAGAACGCGACAAACAATACGAAGAAGGATTACGTCGCACAGGGCTTGGAAAAGATGCCCCAGGTGGCGCTACATTTGACGGCGCATCAAAAGTCGTCCATCCAGTCATGGCTGAATCATGCGTGGACTTTGCAGCCTCATCATCTAAAGAATTATTACCGCCTGATGGAATTGTTAAATCAAACATCAAGGGCGAAGCAAACGAACTAAAAGAAAAAACAGCGGAACGTAAAGCAAACTTCCTGAATTGGCAATTGACAGAACAAGTGCCAGAGTATCGTGATGAGATGGAACAGTTGCTTACCCAATTGCCACTTGGTGGATCACAATTCCTCAAATGGCGATATGATGCTGAACAAAAGCGTCCAACGTGTGAGTGGATTCCAATTGATAACATCCTCCTTCCATATTCATCTACAAACTTCTACACTTCTCAACGTGTGGCTGAAGTGCAAGACATTACGGAAGATGAATATCAAAGCCGTATTGAGCAAGGCATTTATCGCGACGTAGAGAATGCTAACTATTCATCTGACGCGCCTTTGAATGATCAAACACGATCAGAACAAGCGAACAACAAGATCGAAGGCAAAGACATGCCTTCTAAAAATATTGATGGTCTACGTCGAGTCTATGAAATTACATGTTTTATTCGCTTGAAAGACGACCCTCTTACTGACGGAAAACGGGCGCCGTACATTTTGATGATTGATGAGTCATCAAGCAAAGTACTTGGATTGTACCGTAACTGGGAAGCAAATGACGAAAAATTGGAGAAGCTCGACTGGTACGTCGAGTTTAAGTTTATTCCTTGGCGCGGTGCTTATGCCATTGGTTTGCCTCACCTTATCGGTGGGCTTTCTGCTGCTCTTACTGGCACCCTTCGTTCTTTATTGGATGCGGCACACATCAATAATAGTCAAACAATGCTTAAACTCAAGGGTGGACGCATGGGTGGACAAAGCGACCGAATTGAACCTACCCAAGTCATCGAAATCGAAGGTGCGCCAGGGGTAAATGATATCCGCGCATTGGCAATGCCGATGCCGTTTAATCCTCCATCATCAACATTATACAACCTACTAGGCTGGTTAACTGACGCGGCTAAAGGCGTGGTAACAACCGCTGAAGAAAAAATTGGCGATGCTAATAACAATATGCCAGTGGGTACAGCACAAGCGTTGATCGAGCAAGGGGCAAAAGTATTCTCAAGCATTCACGCTCGCCTTCATCGCTCCCAAGCTAAGTCTCTCGCAATCATCTCTCGTATCAATCATTGGTATTTGGATGAAATGGACAATGAGTCCGGAGAAGAGATTGAAGTTCGTGACTTCTCATATAACAATGACGTTCGTCCAGTTTCAGATCCTAACATTTTCTCTGAAACACAGCGCCTAGCTCAGAACCAAGCAGTTCTAGAAATGGCGAAGACAGCGCCCCCAGGCATGTTTGACGTTCGAGCAATGTATCGCCGTGTATTAACTCAACTTAAAGTGCCTAACGTGGATGAGATTTTACCAAACCCACAAGGCGCTAATGAATCTAATCCTGCGCTTGAAAACGTTTCAATGACAATGGGACGTCCATCAGCGGCATACCCAGACCAAGATCACTTGGCCCATATTCAAATTCACTTGGAATACGCTGAGAATCCTAACTACGGTGGTAGTCCAGTGATTGGCCCTACATTCTCGCCATTGGTATTAGAACATATTAAACAGCATTTAACAATGCACTACTTGCAATCAATGCGTTCATATGTAGCGCATGCAGCTGGTGGTAAAGACGCATTTAGTTTGAATGAAGAGAAACCAATTGATTTGAAAGCCCAACAAGCGTTGGCATTGGCATCTCAAATGGTGGATGAGGATTCTACTAAAATCCTTGGCCCATACATGCAAAAAATAAATGTGCTTGCACAAAAAGTTGCTCAAATGCATCAACAAGCGCAACAACAGGCTGCAGATGCAGATCCAACAGCGCAAGTATTGCTTAAAACTCAAATGGCTGAGACACAACGTAAAGCACAAGAGTCTCAAGCTAGATTGCAACAAGAAAATTCTCAAGATCAGCAAAATTATCAACTTAAGATTGCGGAATTACAACAAAAAATGCGCGATCTTGAAACTAAATATACAACGCAATCTAACATTGATAGCCAACGTAACGCAACTCAAATCGCAATGGCTGACCTTAACAACTCATCTCGTGAACGTATTGCGGACGTTTCAGCCCATGCTCAGATGACAGGCGATCAATTGGCAATGCAACATGAACAAGACCAAACAGCGTTAACGGCTTCTCACGAAGCGCAATCAGATATTCGCCAGCATGGTCTTGAGATTGAGCAACAAGCATTCCAACATGCTTCTGAAATGGCGCAACAAGCCGCACAACAAGCAGCTCAACAACAGCAAGCAGTCCAACAACCTCAAGCACCACAAGCTCCACAGCAACCAGGGGAACAATAATGGCTAAATCAGCAGCATGGCAACGTAAAGAAGGCAAAAACCCAGAAGGTGGGCTTAATGCCAAGGGACGCGCTAGTTACAACAAGGCAAATCCTGACAAACCTGGACTTAAAGCACCAGCGCCACATCCTAAGTCTGAAAAAGAAGCTGGCCGCAAAAAGTCTTTTTGTTCTCGCATGGAAGGCATGAAGAAAAAGTTAACAAGTTCAAAGACTGCTAAAGATCCAGATAGCAGAATTAATAAATCACTTAGAGCATGGAATTGTTAAGATGGCTAAAGAAGGATTGTACGCAAACATTCATAAGAAACAAGCTAGGATCAAAGCAGGATCTGGCGAAAAAATGAGAAAGCCCGGAACAAAAGGGGCTCCAACAAAAAAAGATTTTATTGAATCAGCCAAAACAGCTAAGAAGTAAATTAAAATCACTCACAAAGGAAGCATCATGGAAAAAGAATTAGGCTACAAAAAAGCATATAAGATGACAGGCACACCAGGATACGCTGGAGGCCCCGATCAAAAAGTAGAATCAGGTAACTCTGGATCACATCGAGACAACAATTGGAAGATTGGCGCAGCTCAAGCAAAAATGGCTAAACCATCTAAAGTTGGTCCAGATAAAAACTTGAACGAAATCGGTGGCGGTAACTTTTACTAAGCATTGGGGCGGCATAGCCGCCTTATTTGCATTAGTATGGGTATGAAAGACCTATTATCTGAAATCATTAAGCGTCTGAAAGATGCTGAGAATGAACATAAGGAAGCACTAGCTTCTGGAACTAATATCCCAAACCATGAGGTTTATCAAAGGATATTAGGAACTCGTGAGGGATTATCATCGGCTCTTACGATTATTGACCAACTCTTAACAGAGGACGATGAAAATAACTAACGTACTGTAGAGTACAAGGAGGCAGCCGCATGGCAGCATTTGATATTAAGGCTAATGACGAGCCAGATTTACGCTCAGAATTAGAATGTTTTCCAGAAGTAGAACCCGGCATTGAAGTATTGGGTGATCGCGTATTAGTTCAATTACGCCGCGAAAAAACCATGTCAAAAGGCGGAATTATATTTGTGGAAGAAACGACACAAACACTTAAGTTTAACGAGACAGTAGCTAAAGTGATCCAAATTGGACCACTGGCATACAAAAACCTCGATGACTTATCACCATGGGTAGAAGGTCCTTGGTGTAAAGTTGGAGATCTAGTTCGCACAATTAAATACGGTGGTGACCGTTATGTAGTTGATGCAGGCGATGAAGGCGCTCCAGTGGTTTTTATTACATTACAAGCTCGTGAAATCATTTCTCGCATTAAATCTTTTGAATTTGCGCAGAAAATGAAAGCGTTTGTAGATTAACTTTGAAGAAAGATTAGAAAATGGCAGAAAAAGACAACCATGTTCCTATCAAGGAACGTGAAGATGGCACGGTTTTAGCAAAAGTAGACGATCTTCCAGAAGAATTAGAAGATGATGAGCTAAAAAACGGAGGAGAAGTCGATAATTCCGAAGAAAATGAGGAAGACGGCGAAGAACATCACGAAGAAGACTCCGATGAACATGATGAATCGGAAGATGAACGTGAAAAAATCCGTGAAGCTCGTCGTGAAGAGCGCAGATTAAAGAAAGAGCTTCAAAAACAACGTGAAGCTTCAGCAAAACACAAGATTAGTGCACTAGAACGTCGTAATGAAGAGCTTGCTCAACGTTTATTAAGTCTAGAAGGCGCTGCATCATCATTTAAGATGGCTCAACTCGATAAAACGATCGAAGATGAGAACACCCGCGTTGAATACGTGAAAATGAAGATGATCCAAGCTGCCCAAGCAGGTGATGCAGCTGGTCAAATTGAATATTTAGACCAATTAACTGAAGCAAAGCAAAAATTGCAACAGTTAAATCACTTTAAAAAGCAGCAACTCGAGACTGCTAAGAAGCCAAAACAAAATGTACCAACGCCAATGTCATCAGACGTTCAGCAATTGGCTACAGGATGGCTTAAAAAGAACTCTTGGTATGATCCAGAGGCTCGAGACACAGATAGTCGCATTGCAAAAGTTATCGATCAAGAACTAGCAACAGATGGTTGGGATCCAGCAGATCCTGAGTACTGGGATGAGTTAGATAATCGGTTATCAGCACGATTGCCACATCGCTATGCAGCAAAAGTGGGCTCACAACCTAAACGTGGTGGTCCAACAGCATCAAGCCGTGTGTCAAATTCAAACGCAGCAAAGCCAAACACAATTACTCTAAGTAAAGAGCGTGTTCAGGCAATTAAAGATGCTGGCGCTTGGGATGACCCTGATAGGCGAAATAAAATGATCCGCGCATACGCTTCGTATGACCGCGCTAATAAAGGATAATGCAAATGACTACAAATAACAATCCAAGAATTAAACGTGATTTAGATGATCGCTTAGAAGCTCGTGTTCAAGAAGTAAAAGAGCGTTCTATGACAGCTAATCCGGAAGATATTGCACATCGCGAACGCCTTGAAGCGTTCAGAGATAAATGGCAGAATAGTGCACTGCCTGACATTCCAGCGAACTCAATTCCTGGAATGCACTTGTGTTGGTTGAGTTCAACTAATACATATGACAGTATCGACAAACGTATGGCGTTGGGTTATGAGCCAGTTAAAGCCGGGGAATTAGGAAAAGGCTTTGAAGGACTAGGTAAGATGAACTCGGGCAAGTTTGAAGGCTGTGTGTCTTGCAATGAGATGGTTCTGTTCAAAATACCAGAAGACGTCTATCAAGAAGTTATGCATATGCTTCACCTCGAAGATCCACTCGAGCATCAACGTAATATTACAGCGCAAGTTCGTAATAGTGCAGATGAAAGAAAAGGCGGACGCTCACTCCTTGAAGGTGGCTTATTGGAAATGGAACGTGAATCAGCGAAGGCAAACAAAAACATTCGTTTTCAATAACAAACTTTAAACACAAAGGAAAGGGACATTATGTCTTCAGTATTTCAACCCTTTGGTCTGAAGCCCGCATACCATCCAAGTGGTCTTGATCGTGCGGTACCATTTATCGGTACTAACACATATCAAAACGGCGCTTCATACGGTGCAAACTACTCATTGTCAGCTGGTCAATCATTTTACCAGTACCAACCAGTAGCTTTGACACAATACGGCCAATTAACAATCGCTCCACAAGCAGCAGGTACAGGTAAAGTTTACGGCGTTTTCGACGGCGTAGAATATACTAACTCTGACGGTCGTCGCTCAGTAGCTAAGTCAATTTCATTGACAGCTCTTGCAGCTTCTACAAACGTAATCTTCTGGATTTTCCAAGATCCAGCTCTTGTTTACGAAATCCAAGTACACGGTTCAGCTAACGCTAACGCTGTAGGTACTGAATACAACTTTGACACTGTTGCTAACTCAACTGTATCTGATGGATACACTATCGGAGTTGGTGGCGCTGGTTTCTCAACTACTGCATTGCTTGCAACTTCAGTAGGTTCTGGTAACCAAGGTCAAGTACGAGTTGTAGGTTTAGGTCGCGAAGCTGCTTACCCAGCTGGCAACACAAACCAATGGGGTGACGCTTACACAATCGTGCAAGTTGTTCTTTCTAACAACCAATTCGCTGCCGCTTCGGTATCGGTTTAATAATTAACGAAAGGAATTCTTAAATGGCAACCCCAATGAGAAGTACAGACTTTCGTGCGGTAGTCGAACCGATTATCAACGAAGTCTTTGATGGCGTTTATGAACAACGCGACGACGAGTGGAAAGGGTTTGTAGAACAAATCCAAGGTATTCCACGTAACTACCATGAAGAAGTAATGCTCTTCGGTATGAACGCAGCTCCTGCAATGCCAGACGGCACTCCAGTTAGCTACGATCAAGGTGGTACATTGTACATCACACGATTCATCTACCAAATCTATGGTCTTGCATATGCATTGACTAAAGTTTTGATGGAAGATGGTGATCACATCCGTATCGGCTCAACATTCGCTAAACACTTAGCTCAATCTATGATTGAAACTAAGGAAACACTATGTGCTAACTTGTTGAACTTCGCGTTCACAAGCGGCTACACAGGTGGTGACGGCGTAACATTGATCAACACAGCTCACCCAATTGCTAACGGTGGTTCTTACTCTAACCAATTGAGCACAGCTGCATCATTGTCACAAACATCAGTTGAACAAATGTTGATTCAAATCCGCTCAGCAGTAGACAACAACGGTAAACGTATTCGTCTTAAAGCTGAACAATTAGTAGTTCCACCAGCACTTGAATTCCAAGCTGAAGTTATCTTGAAATCTGTGTTGCGTTCTGGTACTGCTGACAACGATTTGAACCCAATCAAGTCAACAGGTATGTTGCCAAAAGGCGCACACGTTGTTACTCGTTTGAGCTCTTCTAAAGCTTGGTGGATCCAAACAGACGCTGAAAACGGCTTAATGCTCGTTATGCGCCGTCCAATGGAAAAATCGATGGAAGGCGACTTCGAGACTGACTCAATGCGTTACAAAGCAACTGAACGTTATGCTACAGGTTGGCATGATGCTCGTAATGTTTACGGTACTGCAGGTCTATAGTTAAGGCAACTTAATTAGTAAAAGCCGGTCAAGCAATTGACCGGCTTTTTTATTTGTGCTAGAGTTTATTTATGGCTAGAGATTTAGAAAACGCTAAAAAATTACAACGTGAATGGTATTTACGAAATAAAGATCTCGTAAAAGAACGTGCTCGTCAATGGGCTTTAAATAATCCGGAAAAATCTGCCAAATTAAAAACAAAATGGCGTGAAGAAAACAGAGATCAACATAATGCCATTAATAAAAAACATAAATTAAACAATTCTGGAAAATACGCACACTATGAAGGCAAACGCCGAGCAGCCAAGCTTCAAAGAACACCCAATTGGCTTACAGATGACGAATTAGAACTCATTCAAGCGCTATATTCAATCGCTGCAATGTTTACAAAAACCACTGGAATTCCACATCATGTAGACCATATTATCCCCTTACAAGGCGAATTAGTTTCTGGATTACATGTCTATAACAACCTCCGCATTATCCCTGCTACAGAAAATCTAAAAAAGTCAAACAAACACGACATTTAGGGCGATTATTCTTAAATCTTTGCATTAGTATGCATAGGAAGAATCATCTCATTCTGACCGCCGAACTTCCCGGTGAGACGACTTAGAGACAGCTTGAGATAACCACTAAGATAAGGAAATCTAACATGTCATCAACATTTACCACGCCAATTCGCGTATTCAAACGTAACAACCCAACCAACAACGGCGTAATCGCTCCAGACAACACTGGCGCTGCTCGTATTAGTCAACAAAGCTACATCACAAACCCAATCGTTGGCACAACTTCTGGCGCAACAGTATTGACCACTGCTGACATCGGATCAACAACAGCAACTCCATTCGTATTACCAGCTGGCTCAATCATCGAAGGTTTTACTTTATACCAAGACGTTGCAGCAACAGGCTTAACAGGTGGCGTGATCACTGTATCTATCGTTCAAACTAGCCCAGTAGATGGTTCCTTGACAACAACTGCAATTGGCACAATCACTCCAACAGCAGCTGGTGGCCGTATCGCCGGTGTGTTTACAGCTACTGCAGCAGTGGCAGCAATCATTGAAAACATTGGTACATTGGATGCAACATTGACATTCTCTGCAGCGACTGTTTCAGCAAACACTGGCACATTGGGCGGAACAATCTCAGTAGATTATACAGCCCGTAATGCTGATGGTTCTATCACCCCAATCGGATCTGGTTACACAAATAACTAATTAATTGGCGGCGGGGCAACCCGCCTCTTTTAACATAAAGGACAATTAATTATGGCACCCGTAACAAATTTACAACAGGTTTCTCCTCCGGATTCAGTAACCCGGATGGGGCGCTATGAGCCATTTGATGTGCAAGTTGCACGTAATCAAATCATGGGACATAGTGTTCAAAACATTTATGGATATCAAACAGCGGTAACAACAGCCTATATTCCAATTTGGGAAAATGCTACTGCTTACACATATCCTGGTTCAGCAGTGACTATGTATTTAGCTGGAACATCTGGCGATACAGCAAGTATTACTATCAATGGCTTAGACGCTAGTTACAAGCAAATTTCAGAAACGCTTGTATTAAACGGCGCTACTCAAGTTCCTACGGTAAATCAATACTTCCGTATCAATAGCATGCTTGTAACAGCTGGAAGTGCATCAAATCCATCTGGCGCAGTTGTATTAACAGATTCAGGCGGATCTACAATTTATGCAAAGATTAACTCTGGCATTGGTAGAACACAAGCAGCAATCTTTACCGTTCCTGCAGGTTATACATTCTATCTAAGCCGTGCTGATGCAAACACATCATTTAATGGTAATAATGCTAACTATGTAACTTACAGAAACTACACAGTGTCATCAACTGGCGTGGTTAACGTAGTTCAACAAGCACCTTTCAGTGGAACGTATCATACTCAACGTGTAATGCCTCGTGCATTTGCTGAAAAAACTGACATCCAAATTCAATGCTCAACAAGCACTGGCACCGCTGCAGTAAACGTGGCGATTGAAGGATGGCTAATTAAAAATGATGGACAGACTGCTTAATGCCAGTCTATATCGATACAAGGGGTAATTCAATTCTTTCTGTTGGCGTCTGTGACAGATGCAGCAGAAAGTTCCCTTACGTCGATTTAATGCCAGATCCAAATTTTCCTGGCATGCGTGTTTGTAAAGATGATGTTGACGAGTTCGATCCATGGCGTTTGCCAGCCTTACAGACCGAAAACATTACTTTACGTTTTCCAAGACCCGATAAAAGTATTGCAGTGGATACTTCTCAAGTACAAACTGAGAATTCAAACTCATTCTTTATCGAAGGTGTTGGACCTTATTCTGGCCAACAAGGCGATTTGTCTGTTGGTCCTATTGCTGAGTATGGAAATACTTATAATCCAGCTCCTCCGCCACCCCCACCATCTGAAGGATTACCTCCTAACGTTTTAGGGGTATTGCCTGCAGTTGGTTTGACAGAAGGTGGTACGATTGTAACAGTGCAAGGCATGGACTTCACATACGCAACTGGCGTATCCTTTGGAGGAGTGACCGTTTCTAGCATGATTGTTTTAGATGATCGTAACATTGTAGTAACCACCCCACCACATGGTCCGGGTGCAGTAGATGTGGTCGTGGTGTCTCGTTATGGCGTAGGCACAGGATCAAAAGCGTTCACCTACCAAACACTTTAAAGAAGCCTAAATGGATCAACCGATATCGCAACTACCAGTTGCCACGGCGCTTACAGGACAGGAATTAACCGTCGTTGTACAACGTGGAGTGACTAAGCAAGCGCAAGTATCCCAAGTTGCGAATGCGATTTCTCCTGGTAAGTTGATTACAAATGCCTCGTTATCTGGT